GCTATAAGAATCCCACTTCTCATCAAAAAAATCCGTCCGTCCGGCATGCAATTAAACAGGGGTTTGGGGCCGAGTTATGAACATTGAATCCGTTTTGATATCCGATCTCTCAAACGACCCGGCGAACGCACGCAAGCATGACTCGCGAAACATTGAGACGATCGTCGCAAGCCTGCGGAGGTTCGGCCAACAGAAACCAATCGTCGTGGATCTGTCGGGCATCGTGCGGGCAGGGAACGGTACGCTAGAGGCGGCAAAGATACTCGGGTGGGAAACTATCGACGTGATCCGCACTGGGCTTAAGGGCAGCGAGGCAACGGCCTACGCGATCGCTGACAACCGAACGGCTGAGCTAGCCGAATGGGACGACGACGTGCTAGCCGCGACACTGCAAGGGCTGGTGACAGACGACGAGGAACTGTTGGCGGCGGCAGGGTTTGATGAGGATGAGCTGGCCGAACTACTTGAAGGAATAACCGATGGCATCGACGACGAAAACGACGGCAACACGCAAGAAATTGACAGCGACTTCGACCTTGAGTGCCAATGTCCCAAGTGCGGATTTGAGTTTGATCGCAAAACCTGATTGTGCGTGGAACCTTACATACCTCGCAAGCGTGCCACAGAACGGCGTTTCGGTCATGTCAACGTTTGCGTGCGGCGGTGGTTCGTCAATGGGCTACAAGCGGGCAGGATGCACGATCGTTGCGGCAAATGACATTGATCCCGAAATGGCGCACCACTACAAACGCAACTTATCGCCGCCACTTTACTACCTTTGCCCGATCCGCGACTTGCTAACAAAGGACTTGCCCGATCATTTATTCAGCCTTGACATACTAGACGGCTCGCCTCCGTGTTCAACGTTCTCGATGGCTGGCAGTCGCGAAAAGTCGTGGGGTAAAGACAAGCATTTCCGAGAGGGACAGGCTAAACAGGTTCTATCGGATCTATTCTTTGACTACCTTGATTTAGTCGAGCGATTGAAGCCTAGGGTGGCGATTGCAGAGAACGTCAAAGGAATGATTATCGGCAACGCGAAGGGCTATACGAAGCTCGTCATGGCTCGCTTCCGAGAGATCGGCTATCGGGTACAATTATTCTTGGTCAATGCCGCTGATTGCGGAGTGCCACAACGGCGGGAGCGTGTTTTCTTTTGTGCGGTGCGTGAGGATGTTTCGGATAAGGAGTTAGTGTTAAACCCGAAGGAACGCTGGATCAGTGCGGGGGAAGCCACGGCGGACGTTCAAGAGTTGACGGCGGCGGAAAACGCGGAAACTGCACAAAGCAAAAGAGACGTTAAATGGTGGCATAAAACGAAACAAGGCGATAGCTATGCTGCGGTAATTAAGCGGGAAGAAAACAGAACATCATGCTTCAACACGATCAGGCTAAACGGTAGCCAGCCAAGTTCAACACTACCTGCGAAAAGCGATCAAATAATGCACTGGTCGGAATGTAGAAAACTGACCTTCCGCGAGTGGAAACGCATAGGCTCATTCCCAGACGACTACCACGCAAAAACAGACAAGATAGGCCAATACATGATCGGCATGAGCGTACCACCTAAAATGACGGAAGTTGTAGCAAGGGCAGTCGTTGAACAATGGCTGTCGTAAATGCCGATCCGTGATACCCGCATGATGGCGAAATCAGTGGAGCAGCGATGGCCGATGACTGCAGAGAAACGAAGCGCGGTAGTCGCCGTGTTGATGAACATCCTTGTGTCTCGTGATGCAAGCGTGCGAGAAAAGACAGCAGCCGCCAAGGCGTTAATGTCGGCGGAGAAACAAAACCAAGAAGACGAACATAAGGTGGTAGACGTTGTTATTTCAGAGCGAAACCATAGACTGGATGCAATCGCTGCCGACCTCGGGATTGACCAAGGTTTTATCGAGTCTGTCGCCAGAGAATCGGATAGCGGCACTGGCGGCGATGCGGGAGCAACCGGAACCGCAGGCTTCACGGTTTGACGAAAAGATATACGACCGCGAACGCAAGGCCAAAGAGCGAGCGAGAGGGCGAGAGGTTATCATTCCGGTGCCCAAGAATATCGAGCGGCGAAACGCTTGCTTACAAGATCCTGAGCTACTACTCACGACCTACTTTGTGGAAACCTACTTTGAGCCGTTCACGGAGGACCGTAGCGACATGCTGCGGTCGATATGGCGTGCGGCTCAGTATGGCGGCGATCAAGCTATCGCGGCCAGCCGTGGCGAGGGTAAGACGACGCTCGCGATGGACGGGGCCTTCTGTTTAATGATTTCCAGCCTATCATTTTTCCCCGTGATTATCGGCAAGAATCAAGACGCGTCATCGGACGAGCTGAAAGCGTTGCGTGAGCGGATCATGGCGAGCGAGCTATTTATTGAGGACTTCCCCGAGATTGGCGTCCCGTTGCAAGCGGTCGGACCACAAACGGCAAGTGCAAGGTTGCAGACGGTTGGTGGAAAGTTCGTCGGCATGTACCTCGGTGTCAAACACTTCGCCTTGCCGAATATCTCGATCGACCAATTGCCACACTGGCCCAGCAACATCATCCCGGTGTCACGCGGGCAGGTGATGGGAGCGGTCGGCATTGAGGGCCGTCTACGTGGATTTAAGTTTCGGTCACATCGTCCGACCATCGGGATCATTGACGACGTGGAGGATAAGGACTCGGCACGTAGCGACGATCAGATCGCTAAGAACGAAACGATCATTGAGGAGGATATCAGCGGGATGGGTGCGAGTGCTGAGCGTATATGTCGTGTCTACCTTTGTACGACGTTGAACCGAAAGTGCAACGCGTACAAGTACACCGATCGCAAACAAAAACCATCGTGGAATGGCCGCCGATATCGCAAGATGATCACTCCACCGGCCCGGATGGATCTGGTTGAGCAATACATTGAATTACGCAAGATGCGAGACGGCGACACCGACCCTGACGCGCGGGAGGCGTTCCGGTTCTGGCGTGACAATCAAGGCGAACTCGAGCGCGGCGCCGTCGTCAGCAACACGCACAGCTATAGCAAAAAAACGCACGCAGACGGCGAGCCGCTAGAACTATCCGCGATTCAATCCTACTACAATCGAGTCGCTGACGTTGGGCAGAAAGCAGTGTCAACCGAGATCGACAACGACCCTCCTGAGACGGTTGGGCCGCAGGGTATCGGTCTAACGTCGTCCATTGTTCGATCAAGGCTGACTGGGCTGTTGCGAGGTGAGTATCCAGACGGTTGCCAGTTCGTGACGGTCGGCTTAGACATCGGCAAATACGATTCACACTGGGTAAAGATCGCATGGAGTGGAAACGCAATTGGCAAGATAATTGACTATGGAACCATGGTAAACGGCGGTATGTCATCAAAGACAGATTCCAAAATTGTCATGGCCGCATTGCTTCCAAATTTGATGAAGTGGCGAAACGATATGATCGCAGACGGTCGATTAGACTTCTGCTTGGTCGATGCTGGCGACTACACAGAGGCCATCTACGAATTCATTCGCAAGGCTTGCGGCGTACCGTTCGCTGCATCAAAAGGTTGGGATGACGGCCGGTTCAGTCGCACAAAGGATACTGACACGCGACGAAATTTCCATGAGGTCTACGCAAGCAATCAGCCCGCTGAAAGATTATGGCTCTATAACGTCAACACCGAGTTTTGGAAATACTGGCTCCATCAACGATTCGTCACGCCGACCTATGATGAGAATGAAATGGCGAACGATGGAACGCTATCATTGTTTTCCTCGCCGGGCAACCGAAAGATTCACCACGAATACAGCCAACAAATCATGTCGGAAGAGATGCAAGAAGAGTTCGTGGTAGGCAAGGGCATCGTCCGGAAATGGGTAGAGATCAGCGTCAATAATCACTACCTAGACGCGACCGCCCTGGCATGTGCTGCTGCTGGATGCCTTGGCGTCCGGCTGGTTGCTCGTGAATCATTGACGCCATCCGCACCAACACCAACACCGAGCAGACCAGCACTCGCACCGATGCTAAATCCGAACGGCCAACCATTCCTCGCTACTGAAAGAAAATAGATGGCAAAGACAAACAATCTCCCAAGCGTCGACGGATATAAAGGGCAAACGGTTAGTAGTCCTACCGAACTCCCACCGCCCGAGCCACCGCAGCCCGAGTACACCGGGCACGTTGATCGCAAGATCGACGTACGCATGACCGGCAAGCAGCCGCTCAAGTTTCGTCGCATCATGCGGCACCTTGAGGACACCGGGAAAAAGCTCGCGAACGGGTCTCCAGTCAATAACAGACGGCGAACGGCGTTGTGGTTAATTGAGAATTTTGAGCTATAGCGGCAAACAAACAGGTTACCGGTTGTTGATAGGTTTTGATGTTTTGTCGCCTATCATACCGGCATGGACATTGCCGCAATCGAAAGCGACCTGCTTGAATACGCAGACTTTGAAGAAGTCAGTAGCGTCGCGCGTGCTCGTTTGTTTATCACTTCCGCTAAACGTTGGTTAATCCTTCGACCTGAGTCGGCGAGCAACCAAGGCTCAAGCTTGTCGATGAGCAAGAGCGTAGTCGTCGACTTGCTTAAGCGTGCTCAGGACTACGTAGCCGCTAACGCATCGGGCAACAGTGGCCGAGTCCGGTTTCTCTCTGCGGAGAATTACCGTGGCTGAACCGAAAAACTTGCAAGATGCTTTTGGCAAGATCCGTGCTGACTATGACATGAGTCGAGCGAGTCGATTCGTTCGCAGACGCACAGGAGTTGCCCCACAGGGTAGCGGGCCTGACTATCACTACCGAACCGAAGTAAAATACTATCAGGACATTGAACAAGCCCGCGACATGGATCGCAATGACGGGCTTGTAGGAGTTCTTGCCGATCGCCGCGTAGACAACATCGTTCAAAGCGGCTTCACTCTCGACCCCAAAACCGGCGACAAGAAGCTGGACCTGGACCTTTGGGAGCGGTGGGAAGCGTTCAGCAATAACGCTGACGAGTGTGATATCTGCGGAGAGTCGACCTGGAAAGAGATTGAGCGACAATGCGTCCGTTCTGAATCCATCGACGGCGACATAGTTGTAATCGGGACTCAAGACGGCCCGTTTCAAATGCTTGAGTCCCACGCGATTCAGACAAGCACCCAGATCGAAAACACGTTTCTTGGCGTGACAACTGACCGCTATAAAAAGCGGATGCAGTATCACGTACAGGAGGAGCTAAACGCATTCGGTCAAACGTCTCAATCGACTCCTATTGACGTGCGCAATAGCGATGGGATGCGTCAACTGTTTCACGTCTACAATCCCAAGCGTGTCAACATGACCCGGGGCGTTACGCAGATTGCCCCTATTTTCAGCTATTCGGGAATGCTTGAGGATATCAATTTCGCCAAGCTGGTACAGCAACAAGTCGTCTCGTGTTTTGCTATTTTTCGCAAGGTCATGAGTGGCACCAACGGCAACTTGCCGAGCGTCGATGGCTATGGCAATTCGTCTACGTCGACGACACCGGCAGGAACCAGACAGATCGAAGGCGTCAGCCCTGGTATGGAAGTGGTCGGCAACCCCGGCGAGGAGCTCCAAGGGTTCAGCCCCAACGTTCCTAATAGCGAATATTTTCAACAAGTCAAATTGATCCTACAAATTATCGGCGTCAACTTTGGACTGCCGTTGTGTCTCGTCTTGATGGATGGCAGTGAAACTAATTTCAGTGGCTGGCGTGGTGCTGTCGACGAGGCTCGCAAAGGATTCGTTGCCGATCAAGT